TGCCATTTGCAACACCATTATGTTCACAATGCCATACATGATAGCCTTCTCCTGGTATTGTTCTTTGTATTTTAACATCTAAATTTAATCTATGTTTTTCCATATTATCTAATACAGGATATTTTTTAATATAATGTGTGTAACACTCTTGAAGTTTTATATTAAATTCTTTTAATATTTCATCATTTGCACTAATAAAAGAAGAATCATTTTCTAATGCAAAAGGATAAACATCTGTTTGTTGTTCAATTGCTGGTTGATTTAAAACATCACTTCTTTTTTTTACTTTATGAAAATTATTAAGATTTTCAAAATGGTCAATTACTGATTTACAATATTCGCTATTGAAAACATTGTCAAATACACCTATAAAATTATCTATTTTAATTGTCATTATAAAATCTGTTTTTGTGATAATCGTAAAAACTAGGTTTGTCTTGCACGATTAAATCCCATTCTTTTTTTCTACTATTTAAAGCAATTACCCTATTAATTAATTGTTTTTTAAATTCGTTATCATCTAAACCTTTATAATATTTTACATTTGTGGCTTCAGTAGGATACCATTCCATACCAAATGCTATACAATGTAAACCGCCATCATTAAATCTATGTACAAAATCTCTATCAGCTGCAGCTCTTGAAAAACCATCTTGTAAAACAGGTACTAAATCAGGCAAATTTTTATCCCAAACTTTATTTGCATTTGCTCTCCAATATTCTGTATCATCTCTATTAGACATAGCATAATGCATTGCTACAAATTCAGCGAAATTTCTAAAAAATTTTTTACATTGAAAGGTAAAATTATCTCTGTCCCATTGAGTAATAATATCTCTTTGTGCATTTCTAATAAAACGCATTATAAATTCATGTACTGAAAATAAACCATTACTTTCAAGAGGTTCAATAAAACCAGCTGCTAAACCAATACCAACAACATTTTTGACCCACAATCTTTTATGAATACCAACACGCATTTTAATTTTTTTAAATTCTGCATTACTATAATCTTGGCCTTTTTTGTCTAAATGATTTTTAAATTCTTGTAAGGCAGTTTCATCATCAACAAATTTATCTGAATAAACATAACCTGTACCCCAACGAGACCATAATGGTATTTGCCAAACCCAACCGTTTTCAATTGCTGTGCAATTTGTATAACAATTTATCTCTTCTTTTTTACTTTTGTAAGGCACTCTAGTAGCCCATGCTGAATTGTTGGGTAACATATCTGAATAAGATTCAAATTCAGTTTGTAAAGTTTCACCTAATAATAATGATTTAAAACCTGTGCAATCAAAATATAAATCTGCTTTATATTTTTTATTCAATGATTCTATACCATTATCATTACATTCAATGGTTTTTATATCTTCTACTATATGTTTCACACCTCTAGGCAAACAATATCTTTCTTTTAAAAATAATCCAAATTTTGTTGCGTCAAAATGATAAGCAGTATTTTCTCTAAAATTAAATGGTATTTCATTTTTTTCATTATCAAATAGTTTTTTATTTTTTACTAAAGCCATTTGAGGATAAAAACACTCTGCAAAGTCAGACCTATGAGTTTCAGGATAAATATGTTTCTTTATAATCCATTCATTATAACCATCTGCTTTGTTTATAAAAACAGGTTCGCCAAAAGGATAATGAAATCCACCATCACCTTTTTTATAAAAATCTTCAAATCTAATACTTAATTTATATGTTGCGTCTGTATATTTAAAAAATTCGTTATCGTCTATACCTAGATAAGTTGTCCAAAATTTTATACCACCAATAGTGCTTTCTCCTACACCAACAATAGGTGTATTGGGACTTTCAATTAATGTAATTTCTTTATCAGGATATTCTTTTATGAGAGTAGAGGCTGTCATCCAACCTGCACTACCACCACCTAATACAATTATTTTTTTGACATTTTTCATTTTATCTGTTTAGCAGCGGCAATACCATCTTCAAAAATTTTGTCAAATAGTTTATTAAATTTTCTAATATCCTCTGTTACTGAAACGATAGGATATAAAAATGGCTCTCCGTTTACCATCTCTGTCATATTTCCTTGTGATTGAACATGTAAATTATTTCTTATACAATATTGTACAAATGGACTTGTCATAGTGTCATATGAAGGTATTTTTTTTATTTCAAATTTTGTTTTTAAATTGTTAATAACTTCTTCATTAACGCCTTGTTTTTTCAATATTTCACAAGCTTCGTTAATTGCTATCTTGTGTTCGTCTTTAATATTTCCAAAATCAAATTTAAAGCCTTTAAATTTTTTTATATTTTTTTGTGTTTTTATATCCATAATTACCTCTTACTTTACAGAAGGAAGACCTAAAAATTTTCTTCCGTCATATTGTTCCTTAAATTTTCCGTTTTTATCATTATAATGTAAAAATACTTGAGCATGATTTAAACCAATAAATTCGTTTCGCCAATGTTCTACATCACAGCCTTTATAAATGACCATGTCACCTGGTTTTAATTTTACTTCTTTTACTTCTTTTTTACGAGATTCAATGTAAATAGGCCAGTTATAATCTTTATCTTTTATATTACTAATATCATGACCTAAAAACAATGTTGTAGAATATTCACAACTCTTTCTATCTATATGTTTTTTTAAATCACTTCCAGTTATATACAATCTCCAATATGCGTATGTAGGCACTAACTCTAATTTTATAATTTTTTCTATGAATGGTAGTGATTGAATTAATATTGATTCCATTAATGGGTCGCCATATAAAGAATAAGCGCCTGGGGCTTGTGGGTCATCAAATTTACCATTTATTTCTTTGTGATAAAATTTTGAATTTGTTGCTTCAATTATTGATTCTCTACGAGCTTTTAATTTTGTATATTCATAAAGTAAGCCAATTGTTTCAGGTTTTAAAAAATTTTCAATGACAATGTAACCATTATCTTCAAAAAATTTATTCATTTCATCATATATCATTTCATTGGCCTTCCATTTAACCACACCACTAAAGAATATCTAGTACCTTTTGTAACAGGTGTTACACAATGATATTTATAACTAGGAAAAATAACCATTGACCCTTGATTTACTTTACCTCCAGATATTTCTTCAAATCTTTGTTTTTCTCTATGAACACCAAAATCAAATTTTAAATTTCCACCCTCATAATCTTTAGGGTCAGATAACATTAATGTTACTGATAATTTTCTAACTTTACCTATTAATTCAGGAACATCTGTAAATATATGTTTATGCTCATTGTTTTCATCAAGAACGCCAGGTATTTTTCTTCTTTTAGCATTATTTACATCATTAGCACCATCACTATGCCAGCCATAAAACTGGTCTTTATTATAAATTGTAAATTGACAAGGCTCGGCATAATCAAACTCATAATCCCAACCCGCTCTTATATTAGCTTTTTCAATACAATTCCAAATTAAATCATATATCCATTGGTCACTTAACCATGCAATATTACTATCTCTTACATAAACATCATTTGAGTCTATTTTTTTCTCTTTTAACTCTTCAAGAGTTAAATCTTTTCTTGATATTATTCTGTCTTTAGATTTTTGCTCGTTGCCAAATGTAACGGCTTTGGTGTCAACACCTTGAATTTTATCTAATTCAATTTGTTCTAAACCTCTATTGATTATTTTTTGGCAGTCTGTTTTAGATATGATAGAATTCCATAACCAATAGTCAATATTTGTTTGCATATTATAAAATCACCTTTCATTATAAAGTATTTATATGATTTATGGAGCCACTAATTCATGGGTCTTATCAGTATAAATCCAACCTTCTTTTACAGGACTATCTTCCTCAATTGGTATCAATTTATATTCAGTAACTTTTTCATTCCAATGTTCTTTTTCATTACTCGTATTAAATTTTCCACCCTCACCATTTATATTAACATGTTCCTCTAAAAAGTAAATTGTTTTTTCAACCATTCCACCAGTAGAGTGAGTTTCTGGTGGGTCTAGTTTTATTACTGCATATTTTTTAAAAGCCATTTTTTTCCTCTAGTGTCTTATTATAATTATTCCTGAGCCACCTGCTCCTCCACCACCAGCTGGATGTCCTCCTGCACCTGAACCACCACCTGTATTAGCAGTAGCATTTGATGAACGACCACTAGTAACTCCAGCAGAACCGCCACCGTTTCCAGCTGCACCAACAGCACCAGGATTAGGGTCATAATAAGAACCGCCTCCTCCACCTGCATAATAAACAGGAGAACCTGAAGCTTCTGAAACTCTTCCTATACCACCATCACCTGAATGACCTGAACCGTCAGTATTTGTATCTTCACCAACACCTCCGGCACCACCGCCGCCACCGCCGCCGTGAGCACCATTTCCTGGAGGACTTCCTCCTCCACCTCGGCCGCCGTCATTTCCATAACCATCTAAACCACCTGAAGGTCCTTGTGTACCATAACCACCTCTGTAAGCAGCTGCACTTGTGTCCGCACTTCCTGTTCCACCGCCGGAACCTCCTGTACCACCTATATTGATTTGACTACTATTTTGTTCACTTGGAGAACCTGAACCTTTAGGACTACCACCACCGTGGCCAGTCCCATATCCGCCACCAGTTGCAGTAGCAGTCGTACCTGTTCCTGGAACAGGACCAAATGTTGTATCTCCTCCATAATATCCTGAATGATAAGAACTCGCCTGACTTTGTTGTCCGCCAGCACCAACACTATATGGAATAGTTGAACCACCAACAACAGCCAAATTACCCTCTAACATACCACCTGCTCCGCCACCTCCACCTAGGTCAGAACCTCCTGAACCACCGCCGGCAACTAATAATACTGACATTGTTGTAACACCTGCTGGTACGGTAAATGTACCTGCACCTGTTGATGTGACCGTAGTTATGACAGGAGCTTTAACTAAAATTTTAAATTGTCTTGATAATGTGGCTTCATCACCAGTAGCTGTTACCGTAAATGTTGTAGTAGTATCTGAACCTACCGCTGGTGTTGTTCCTGTAATTGCACCAGTACCAGCAGTCATTGAAAGACCACTTGGTAAAGAACCTGTTGTAACTGCAAAACTAGTAGCACCTGAAGCACCACATAAATCGGCAGCTGGAATACCAGCACCTCTACTTGTATCTGAAATAGTAAATGTTGTATCAGCAGCATTATTAAATAAAATAGTTGATTGGTCAGCCGATATTGATTGAGATAATTCGGCAGCCAAACCTGATGGATTTTCAACTTTTATCGTGTAAGGTCCATTTGTTACATCAAATGCTGACTTTAAAACGGTAACCGTTATTTTATTTGCATTATTAAATGTTGTTGTAAGTGGTGATATTGTTTCACCAGAACCTACAAAACTTACGGTAGCATTGTTGTCAAATAAAGCACCATTAATTACAACCGTTGAATTTCCTGAACCCTCGTTATCAATTTGACCTGTAGCTGCATTAGCACCACCATCAATAGAGAAATTAGTAATTGAAGGTGGCGAATCAATTGATTTCCAATTAGTACCAGTATAATATTCCATTAAGTTTACATCTGTATTAAATCTAAATCTACCGGCTTCATCAACTCTTTGAGCTGCTGTACCACTAGATACTTTAAGTCCAGTTGTACCAGTAAACTTTCTATTTTTACCTGTAAAATCTCTTAAATCTGACATATTACTATTTATCCCTTTTCTTTATTTATTATATATTCTGTACTAATTTCCAACCATAAGTTGCGCCTGTGTAAACTAGTTGTAAAGCAGCGTCTTCAGTTGATACCGTCATGTCTGCTGTTTGTCCCATAATTTTTAAACTATTTCTGGCAATTGTTAAATTGTGTGTATCAAATGTGCCTGCTAAGTCAATTAAAGATACTTGGTCACCCACTTGTGGAGAGGCAGGTAATGTAATTGTTTTTGCACCACCTGAAGTGTCAACAAAATATCTATCATTAGCGGCTACCGTAATACTTGAACTTGTTGAAGCCCATGGATTACCACCACCTAGACCAGTCCATTGTGTTCCGTTATAACCTTCCCATGTTACTAGAGATGAGTTATATCTTATACCACCAGTTTTTAAAGCGTCACCTGTTGGTCTTTGTGCCGTTGTACCTGTAGGTGGTACTAAATGACCTGTACCCATGTTATCTCTTTGAGTATAACCTACAATTGCTCTTTCAGTAGGCACAGCAGTATTACTATCGTTTGCTAATGTTTCGTCTGTACTAAATTCATTAATTGTAGCACCTAATTCTGCACCAATAGAACCAAGTTGTAATTCACTTAATCCTGAAAGGTCAAATGCGTCTGCGTTTAGAGTAGCAATACCTGTTGATTGTTGAATTCTAAATAAATCACCTACTCTAAAATCACCTTTTTGGTCAGTAGATGAGAAGTAAACACGACCACCATTTAATTCACTAACTTCATCTGATTGGTCAGCAGGTTGCGATGGACCACCTGGATAATTTGTTGTACCAAAATCACCTGTACCTATATCTAGGAAATCATGACCTGTTAATCTTATGTTTGAGAAACCTGTTGTAATAGTTGTCGCTGTGTTTTCAGGTATAGCTCTACCTGTTGTTACTGATTCTGTTAATCTTAATAAAGCAGTTTGATTAGATGTATTTGTTTCTGAAATTGCTGATAATCTATAATATTTAGCACCGTCTGATACAAATACAACATTTGACCCGATAGAAAGAGCATTTGCACTTGACAATGTTCCGTCAGATGAATCAACGGCAATTAAAGCACCTGTTTGACCTGTCTGAGCTGCCGTACTATCACCATGAGAAGAACTTAATACAACTTGAAAAGTTGAACTATTATCTTTTGTAATTGTTACGGTTTCACCTTGTTGGAAATTTCCACTTCTATTTTCTATATGTAATGAGTCTGTTGAAATATTAACTCTAAACAATGTAGCAGTAGCACCTGAAGTAACACCTACAACGGTTGCAGCTGTTGGTGTTCCTGAAGTTGTTATTGCGTCAGCAATATCTGACTCTGTAGCAGAACCAATAAATGTTGTGCTGTATCTTAACATTTCACCACGAGCAGAAACCGATTTAGCTGTTTCAGCGGCTAATGTTCCTGTTGCCTCAGCACCTTTTTCACCATAAGCAGATGAGCAGTTTAAACCTCTAATAAACCCACCTGATTCTGCGTAAAATGATTTATCACAATAGTATGTGAAAATTGAAACCATCTCACCACGACCACCACCTAATGCGTGAACACCACGACCATCAGAGTTAATTTGTGTAAAGTCATTTGCAAGAATTGATTTATTGCTTGAACCACCATTATCTGTATGTAAAAGTCCGTCAATTTGTATACCAGTAGCACCAGCATTTACTGAAGAACAATCTTGAATATAAGGAGAGGCAGTTGAAATATTTGATGTAGGGTCTAACGAAACAACGGCAGCTTTACCAGTTGCACCAGCACCTGGTGTTCCTGTTAAACCTTTCATTGTCATTAATGTAATGTTAGTTTGATTACCACATAAGAACATATTTGAAGCGTCATTATTTTCTAATGCTGTAACCGTTACGGTTAAATCAGAAGCACCACCTAATTTAGTAGCACCATTAAGTGTAATTGTATTTCCTACAACATAACCAAAACCACCATTGTAAATTGTAACCGTAGGTGTAGATGAACCATCTGTTGTAATGTTAAATACTGCACCAGCACCACTACCGTTTGTTGAGGTTTGTTGTTTATATTGATATGTTCCTGGTGTTCCGCCTGTACCACCTGTAATTGAACCAATTGTTTTTATTTGATGACCTGTTCCTGATTTAGGTCTAAT